CAGTGGCATACCAGACACCATCTTCCTCATGCCAGACCTGAACCTCAGCACGAGAATCATCAACAGCAACAACCTGACCATGCTCTACATCGTCACCAACGATCCAACGCACAAGGTCATCTACAGCAAGCTCACCAACAGCAGCACGAATACTCATATCTTTATTATCCTTTATCTCTGATGCACTTGCATCTTCTATCTGAGAAACAATCTTGTTAGCGTAATCCATCGCCCTAACAGCAGCGTCTTTAGAAGGGCCTGAACCCCACAACAAATGAGCCACAACACCATTAGAAGGGTAATCCTCGTTCTGTGGGTCTGCGGCAGGAGCGTCTAGGTCAGGTAGGTGACGCGCAATCCACGCACCGATACGAACCCACTTATCATTAGATACTTCACCAGAAGCCATTAGGCGTGCTTCACGAATAGCCTTAGGCGTTAGCCCGTCACCACCGTAACCCTCTGCAAGATACTTCAAACCCTGCTCTGCAGCGTCACGCATATATTCAGGCGCGTCAAAAGGCATTAGCTTTCCTCTGCAATGTAAGAACCTGATAGGTGAAAGTTGTCTGCAGTAGAAAGCGTCACAGGTACGTTGTGAGTAAACGCGACATTGAAAGCACTGTTGCCCTGAGCATCAATACTCTTTAAAACCATCTGTGTAGCACCAGCGTCAACGTGACCAAAAATAGGGTAGTCACGACTTGTTGAAATATCGTGTAAACAACCAGCGGCGAACTGGTATGCGTGCTTTGAAGCAAAAGGCAACTCTAAATAATACTGACCAGTACCAAAGCTAGTGATGTTAGTGAACAGAACCTGAATCTGAAAATGCACTAAATTACCGGCTTTAATATAAGAGCCACTGAAAAGAGGTGCGCCATTGAAAGTAGGCTGTGTACCTAATGAGCCACCAGAAACTGCAAACGCTACTTCAGGCGTAACATCAGGATTAACCTTAATTACAGCCGATGCAGGGCCACTAACATTTACCGTCGCACTGCTGGGTGTAGCAACGATCACAGTAGCTGTTGACTCTGTTGTTACAACATCCGTCATCTTGTGACCTCTGGGTAAACGTAGAACCTGCCCTCAACAAGTCGCGTAACGTATCCTGCACCACTCACCAACTCAAGATCATAAACATACTGTGTATTAGGCGTACCATCAAGAGCTGCTGTGGCTGTTGCAGACAAGGCTAAATCAATAGTTCCTGCAGTACCACCAAGAGTAATCCCTGTACCGTTAGTCAGCGAAACAATAGCTGTACCGCCATCGTAAGAATCGCGCACCTGCATCCGCGCACTATAACCAGTAAGGTTTACCGCTGTACCGCTAGTCTGCCAAGTAAGCGAGTAATCAAAGTTAGCACCCTGATAACAGTTCAGGTCAAGAACACCAGGTGTCTGCATTAGTTCGCTCCATATACGTTTTCAGAACCCTCAACAGCAGCAATCTGTGAAACAGGCTGAAGCTGTGTAGAAGGTACACCAGTGTGACCGATAGCAGGCAGGTCAAGAGCTGCCAAAGTTTGTGCAGGGTCAAAACCGGCAAGGATAAGTTTCTGCGCCATAGCGACACGTTCAGACTCAGCCGACAGGGTAGCAGCGTCAATGTTTACGTTAGCAAGGGGAACACGCACAGTATCGGCTGAAGGATTAGCTACAGGTGGCAAATCCTCAAGGCGGCGCACATCGTTGATGCTCAAGAAGCCCGACTGTAGTCCGGTGCTATATGCGCTCATGCGCGACTGAATATCTGCGCGTAGAAGTCCGTCAATGTTGAACCGTAGGAAGGCGTTAGCTCCACCGTCAACACGTTGCAGAAGAGGAGTGAGCGCATCTTCCAGCTTTGCAATCAGTGGGCGTAAGCCGTGGGTAACCCAAGCAAGATTTGCCTCTTCCGAACTAGCGTAAGAACTTGAGCCTTCTGTAACGGCCATCAAATTTACTGGTACATTGAAGGCCCTACAAACATCAAGCACAGCCATCTTACGGCTCTCAACCATAGTGCTATTTTGTGGGTCAATCTGAGTCTGCTTCCAAGTAGCACCACCAGACAGAACACCAGTCTTGTGACCTCTACGCCATCCAGCGTGGGCACGGTCAAAACCGTTACGCAAATTCTCAGACTGCTCTTGAGTCAAGTTACCAGGGAACTCGATAACACCACTCATGTTAGTTCCCTGACCAAAGAACGTAGAAGCAAAAGCTTCCATAGCTTTAGCTAAACCAAAGTTATCGTTCAGTTGCTCAACACGAGAAGTACCGCGAATAGCTCCAGGCTTCAACAGGTCAGGAATGTAAATAACTTCCTCAGCCGACAGAGGGTCTTTCACGCCCTGCAACTTAAACATCAAACGACCAAGACCGTTACGCTTAATCTCAACGTGATGTGGGTTCAGAACTACAAGGTTTACAACCTCGCCCTTACTGTTACTGAATACGCGAATAAAAGCGTTACCGTCAATCAGCAGCGAAACAATGACAGAGTTGTAAAAAGCATTACGAGGCAAGTCAACGTCGGGCTGTTGCACCCAGCTAGGAGCACCAAAGAAAGGCAGACGTGCGCCATCCTTACGATAAAAAGCTCCAAGTGGCAGTGTTGAAATAGTGTCGGCGATAAGGCTTACCGCGCTATAGACAGCGTTTACCTGAAAGATATTGTCGCTGTTAATGCTATTGCCGGAGAGATTTCCGAACTCAACACTGTCACCTGAAGCCCAAATAGTCTGGTACGAAACCGCACGAGACTCAAACAACTTGTCAAAAAGTGCCATTAGTTACTGACCGCCAAACCGATAAGGATCAAGAAACCGCCGCCAACAATAAGACCGGCAGGTGGGAAGATTACCGTTGCACCGGCAGTAATCGCTACTGCGCCAAGTATCTGTAAAACTGTGGACATAATAAACCCTTAAAAAAAGAACTGAGGTACAACTGTTTCTAGTCTACCAGCAAGGGCACGGTCAACCGCCATAACGCTGGCAACAGCACCGTCAATCTTGCGTGGCGAGTTACGCGCATCTTTTTTAATGTGAGGCCCTGCAGGAGTCATCTTGACAATGGCGTTATCTATGTGGCGTGCGAGCAGTGGATCGTCACTGTGGACTATGCGCTTCTCAACCACGCTGTCATAGAAAACTGCACAAGCTTTAATCATGCGTGAAGGGCTTTGAGGAAACTCCACAATAGGCAAACCGGCATCTTCCAAAACCTGCATAGAACGCTGCCAACGGAAAGGGTCACAAACAATCTCACGCACGTTAGGATAATCCCTGCAAAACTCGAGCAGAGTTTCTTCAACATCAAGAGTGTCTACACGCCAAGTATCGTCATCAAGCGTTAGGTCTTTCTCCCACGCCTTTACCAAAAAGACTTTGACCGGCTCATCTTCCTTAGGTACAGTCGCACCCACAATAACGGATGTGTCACCACTAAACGAACCGTCAAACGCGAGGATGATTTCCTCATCTGATGAAATCTGGAACTCACCTTCACACTCCTTCCAAGTGCCTGCAGGTAGCCAAGAAGTAGCAGAAGATACCCACTGATTCAAACGCTTAGTACGAAACTCAGCCTCTGGTGTACGCCTTACTGCTGACTTGAAATCATCCTCAGAAACAATGTCACCATAACCAGGGTTGGCCATAGCCCAAACAGAGGGGTCACGATAGTCAGAATCATCAGGTGCTTGCCACCATGCCATGAAAAATGAAGGGTCATCTATTTCACCTGCAGCAATCTTTTGACCATATTGATAAAGCGAATAGCATACAGAGTCACGACCTGTACTGTCAGACTTCACACCTGCAGTAGTGATAGCGACAAGTTGCCCAATCTTTCCACGGTTACCCATAGCAAGAGAGAACACGTCAAACAGTGTTCTGTCGCGGTGTGCGTGCAATTCATCCATGATCACGCGGCTAGGGTTTAGACCTTCTTTAGAATAAGCCTCAGCCGACACCACTCGAAAGACTGAATTAGTGGCAGGCACAAAGATTGAATCTTTATACACCGTTACCATATCTGATAACTCGCTCTGCTCAATCATGCGCTTAGCCTCACCAAACACAATACGAGCCTGTTCCTTTTCAGCAGCAACAGCAATAACCTCACCACCGTTAATGCCCTCAGCAATCAGTGAGTAAAGACCAATCGCTGCAGAAGATAACGCCGACTTACCATTCTTACGAGGCATACCAATAAGCGCAGTCTGCGCCATCAAGCCACCGTTCTCGTCACGAGCATACAAACGCTCAAGCAACTGCACCTGCCAGTCACGCAACTTCAACGCCTCACCAGCACGCCCAGCAATACCATCCTTACCAATAGAACCAAACGTCTCAGCAAACTCTGCAGCATAACGCCCATCACCACGAGCAATAGCTTCATCACTAACAGGCGTAAGAAACGCCGGTGGCCAACTACTCACCACGAGCCTTCTTAGCTAGAAGCTCCTCGAGCTTGCTCTTAGTCTTAGCCGACACCAAGCCAAGACGAGTCCTATCAGCAGGACTAAAGCCCAACAAAGACAAGCCAGAAACAATCTGCTTCTCAGTCTCCAACAAACTCATATTGATACCACGATTCACAGGATCAGCCGCCCACTGCTCACGCAAAACCTCACGACGGTCAAGCAACTCACAAACCATCTGCACAAGCTGCAAATCAGTCCTGATAGAAATCCACATCTCGCCAGCACCTGCAAGCGAAACATCCTGACACGGAAAACCGCCCGTCAAAATATCTACTGGCTCAACCGCTGACCAATCAACTTTAGAAACGTCACGATAGTTAGGAACGCCCGGAAAATTACGCT